TGACACAAGAGGAAGCCCTGGAGTTAGCATGGGCTAAGAACGCAATCAGGGAGCGTGAGAAGGAACTAAAGAAGATAACGCCAAGGGAAGTGTGGAGGGATATGCTTGCCATCCAGCATCGATCCCTGAGTGAGCACAAGGCGAAGCTAGAGAAGCAGCGACTAGCGACTCTTAGGCAACAGTCTAAGAGAGAAGATTTAATTAAACACACGGTTGGTGTAGTGCTGCTGGTTGCAGTGCTTGCTGCTATATATCATTATGGATTCTAACATGACCGAAGATACTATCACTCGGATGGAGGCACATGAGAAGGAATGTGCTCTAAGATACGCTAACATCGAACGTAGATTGGATGACGGCAAACAACGATTCGACAAACTGGAGCGTATGCTGTGGATGATGTACCCTATGATCATCTCCATCTTTGCAGTCGCTAAGTGGATACAATGATACAAGCACTGATAGGCCCAGTATCAGGGTTGCTGGATAAGTTCATTGAGGACAAGGATGCTAAGAATGCCTTGGCACATGAGATCAGTACGATGGCAGAGCGCCATGCACAAGAGCTGGCAAAGGGTCAGCTTGAAGTTAACAAGGTTGAGGCTGCACACAAGAACATGTTTGTGGCTGGCTGGAGACCTGCTGTTGGCTGGGTGTGTGTTGCTGGTATGGCTGGTAACTTTATCATAATCCCCATGACTAACTTTGGTCTAGCACTCGCTAACTCTACCGTAGCTATACCCTTGATTGCTTTGTCTGAGATGATGCCTGTACTGATGGGTATGCTAGGACTAGGTGCTATGAGAACCGTTGAGAAGGCTAAGGGCGTACAGAGAGAGCGATGAGATACTTCAATAGATCAGACTTTGATTGTCAGGAGACTGGTAACAATGAGATGTCAGATGAGTTCTTGTGGGCACTCGACTCACTACGCCACGTTTGCGGCTTCCCATTCATTATTACCTCGGGATACAGAGATCCGTCCCATAGTATCGAGGCGCGTAAGGCCAAGCCAGGTACTCACGCTCAGGGCATCGCTGCGGACATTAAGATTAACAACGGTAACGAAGCCTACGAGATAATTAAACACGCGCAGTCAATGGGGTTTAATGGTATAGGTGTGGCTAAGACGTTCATCCATGTAGACACACGGCCAGGTATGCCTGTTATCTGGTGCTATTAACGCATCAAACTCTTAGCGGTTTTCTTTGATCGCTTAAATGCCTTGGCTGTAGGGGCACCTTTGCTACCGGGCTTACGCATCTTCTCTCCAGACCCTGCTGCAATGCGCTTACGTTTAGCATGTATGTTAGCGTATAGACCTTGTGGCATTACCATTTACTCTTGTTGGCCCAGTATGCTGCTGACATCTTACCTTTGGCAATGTTCTTTGCATGACGGGCTTTGAATGATTTGCGTCTGGCCTTTTGTTTAGCAGTCTTGGGGTTAGACCCTGCACCTGACACACCTTGCTGACCATACCGAATAGTCTTTACCTGATCCCCTGACTTAGCCACAACAACGTGCGACTTAGTGGGGTGACTGGGGGTGCGCTTTGGCTTGTTGTAGCCAGAGACACCGATACGCTTGAGTAAACTATTCTTTGCCATCCCGTGATTATAGCAAAAAAAAGACCCCAGCATAAGCTAGGGCCAAGGAGGGAAAAACCAATACAATTTCAAACGTAAGTAAACGACTTCCTATCCCGAAGGACACTGTCAGTCTACATCAAATGTAGGGTTCAGCAAACCTAATTGTTCCTCATCTGGCGGCTCACTTAACAGTTCTATCTCCATCTCTAGGTCTGCCCAGAGTTGATCAAGCTGTTCTCTGGCATGCGCTCTCTTGGCATCCTTGTACAGCACCGATTCAATGATGTTGAACAGTGTCTGCTTATGATCCGGCAGTTGGTTGTGGTCACACTTCCTAATTAACTCAGCTATAAATCCAGTAGACATAGGGTTCTCCTATTTAGCTCTTTGTTTCGGCGAGCAGCTTTTGATCTAACTCTGCGGACAACTCAAGCAGTAGCTTTCTCGCAAGACCAGGATGGTTGGCTAATGCCGCTCCGCATATTTTTAATGTGCGATACGTGTACTCATCGTGCAAATCATTCTCATCAATTAGCTGAAAAACATTTGCTAGTTTATCGGTATATAATGCTGTAGACATAACAGTCTCCAATGTTTAGTTGTCAATTATACGATATTGGATCGTAATTTTCATCCTCATCTAGCTTCTTGAACTCTTCTCTATAATGCTTGGCTATCTCAGCGCGTAACTTCTTGGTCGTAGGCATCAGGACATTCCACTTCTCTCGCAGCATCTCCATGTGTCCAGCCCCAAACTTATCTATGCAGAATGCGGTGAACTCAAAGGGGTTAGCGGTAAACTTCATGTGGCAGTAGTGGCACAGGCACAGTGCGTTATCCATGCTCCAGCGTACAGACTTAGCTGCTCTCCCGTAGATGTGGGCGCACTCCATCCTGGCCCCAGTCTTATTGCAGTGTTCGCATACGTAGCCAGCCTTCTTTCTGACTACATCGCTAAACCATTTATCCGCTGCGTCTCTTCTGATTGCCATCTATATCATCCTTTGTAGGGAACTTAACGTAAATCTTGTGCTTGTCACTCAAGTGTAGCGCAAGTGTATCAGCAACCATAACCATTTGATCTGTCGTCAAGTCTCTCGTTGACGTGGTGTCAGGGTACATAGCTTGTTGAACAGCCATCCACATCAGCTTCTTGACCCTCTCCTTTGTCCACGGTGTCTCGATGTCTGCCTTCAAGATAGGACTGCTCACTGTGTACCAGTACCCTGCATCATTGCATCTCTTGGCTATGTCCTCACAGAAGACGTGCATGGCATTGTTCTGAGCAGGGGTGCGCGGCTTCCCATGCTGATAGGTGAACGTGATGTACGGCTTCTTTGTGTACAGTTCATCGACAAACTCTTTGAACGATTCCTTCTTGGACTCGCTGTTAACTGTATACGCTTCACCCATTACAATCTCCTACTCAGCCACTTAGCCATCAGCGCCTCACTTGGAGTTTCGCAGCGCGGCATATTAAGCTGCATTTTTTTGTGCTTCTTGCTCCCACCCCTGCCTGCGCTAAAAGGTTTATCCTGCTTTGGTCTGACACAACTGTCAGTGGCGACTCGCGTACCCTTAGGGTAGTTATACATCTCTTTCATTACCCGCGACTTAATAGCTTCCGCGCTTACCCCAGCAGCTTCACCTAACTGTCGGAAGGTATAGTATTCGCCGTTAACAAGGGTCTTAGATTCATTCCCGATGTATTTAATTTTAACGGCCTTGCGGTTCTCGTGATTCTTGTTGCGGCCATTGTACTGCTTAGTGATTTCAGTGATCATTATCTTCTCCTATTCTGCCCATGATCTATCTACCAGCTTGTCCATTACGGACACACCTTTGATAGACTCAGGGTCAGTTCTCTTTTGTGTTTGCTGGTCAAGCACCTCATCTTCCCAACGCTTCTGATTTAGATATGTGCTGGCATGAAGGATGTATGACTGGTTATCTTTTCGCCACTCACCCTTCTCCACCCTCTCTTTCACGTTATCAGCGATCATCTGCATGATGTGTTGATCAGGTCGTAGCTTTGCCCATGCTTTCCTAGCTGCTTCCTTCCCTGCTTTACGTGGATAAAAACGCCAGAATGAATCAAAATCGCCTATATTATTAACTGTAATATTAGATGTAGTATTAACTGTATTATTATCTATTAAGTTTTCTTGTATAGGGTCATTAAGTTTTCTTGTAGGGGTATGTAAGTTTTCTTGTATACCCTCCCCAAGAATTCTTATATACCTATTCAAGATATGTTTACTACCTTCCTTGTAGTTCATCTCCACTGTAATGTGCCCAGAATCCTTGAGGTTCCCTATCCAGGTCGAGATAGATGTCTTGCTCACATCATACAGGTCAGCAAAGTATTGATTACCCGCCCAGCAGTATCCTTCCTGATGGCACAGTGCAGTGATCTCCCCAAACAGTAACTTGGCGTTTGGTGTCAGCCGCTGGTCATACCTCACAGTCGCTGGGATGATGGCGTAGTACGCTGGCTTGTCCATCACTCACCAGCCGCGATGAACTCTGATACCTTGACTCCGAACATGTCAGCCAGTTGTTGCAGTGTGGCGCAGCTTGGTGAGCGGTGGCCGTTGCGAATTAAACTTATAGTGGATGGGTGCAGCTTTGACTCCCTGCTCAGGTCAGCCTGGATAAACTGCTGGGATTCCATAAAGTGATTGATTGATCTATTGATGTCCATTTGATTCTCCTGTTGAGTGAGGTTGCATCATAGCTACGCTAAAATTACTTTGCAAGAAAAGTTTGCATTGCGTCACAACTTATGTAAAATAGATAGCACACACACAAAGAGGAAAGACTATGTTCAACTACGAATCCCCCCAGCGCACTGGATCTCCGTGCGACGACAATGACCACGTTCTCCAATCCATGTATGACAACATGACAGATTATGAGCGCGGTGAGTTCGACTACATCCACGGCTATGAGGCTCTTGATGACTCTGATGAGTACGAGCGAGGATATGGTGACGCGTACGCTGCTGCTGAATGTGCCACCTTCAAAACAATAAACCAAATGTTAGGAGAATAACCATGAAAATTGATAAGCATTACCCAATCCCAGGCGTTGTTGACGCTAAATCTATTGTTAAGAAAATGAAGCATGGAGACTCTGTGCTGCTAAAAAATAACCAGCAAGCAGAATGCTTCAGGTATCAGATCAGAAGATGCAAAGGCTTCAAAGTTGTAGGCCGCGCTGAAGACAAAGGCTACCGCATCTGGAAGGTGAAGTCATGAGCGTATGGAAAACTCTGTCAGCTATCGACTGTAGCAAGCATGTAGAGAAGAAGGGCAACCTATCCTATCTATCATGGGCATGGGCATGGCAAACGCTGATGGAGCATTACCCTGACTCGACCTACACGTTCAGCGATCCGATGACATTGTGTGGCGATACAGTTGAAGTCTCTGTGTCTGTCACCGTCAAAGGTGCAACGCATACCATGTGGCTGCCGGTAATGGATAACCGCAACAAGGCTATCATGTTGCCTACGTCTAGAGACATATCCGATGCGCGCATGAGATGCTTAGTGAAGGCAATCGCCATGCACGGTCTGGGCATTTACCTATATGCCGGTGAAGACTTGCCAGCAGCAGTACAGGATGCTGTCGTGACCAGTGAGCAAGCAGCGCAGATCAAATCCCTTCTGGAGATTACCGAGTCAGATGTGGAGAAGTTCTGCCAGGTATTCAAGTGCAGCACTGTTGACCAGATGAAGGCGGTGCAGTTTGATCAGGCACTGTCAGCACTGAAACGTAAAGAGGCTAGGTCGTGAACCTGATATGCCCATCGTGCGATGATGCGCTGGGCGTGAGCAGGGTTGAAAGTGAAGACTCAAATTATGAGGACAAACTGCAAGGTACTTGCCTTGAGTGTCACATAGATGTCATTGCATATGTGCCCACTGAAAAGTACGTCAAAAATGTCAATGCGATAATAAGTGGGCAGGTTCGGAAACAATGCAGATTTTAGCTTGTGAACAAGGCACTGAGGAATGGCTGGCGGCTAGATTAGGCAGACCTAGCGCCAGTCAGTTCCACAAGTTGATCAAGTCCAATGGCAAGCCAAGTGCTAGTTCTGATGACTACATTAACGCTATGATTATCGAAAGGATATCTGGCATGTCTGCCCCTGTGTTTGTGACAGATTGGATGACAAGGGGTAATGAGTTGGAGCCTGATGCCCGTAACCTGTACACTTTGATCACTGATAACGAAGTGCAGGAAGTAGGTTTTATACTAGATAACAGTGGTGAGTTTGGTTGCAGTCCTGATGGGTTGATAGGTGAGGACGGTGGGATAGAGATCAAATGCCCAGCGCCAAGTAACCATGACAAGTGGAGCGACAAGGGAGTCTGCCCTACTAAACATTATGCTCAAGTCCAAGGATGCATGTGGATCACGGAGCGTAAATGGTGGGACTTTATGAGCTACCACCCTGAGAAAGACCCTTTCATCGTTCGAGTTGAGCGTGATGAGGAGTTTATTAAGAACCTGGCAGAGCAAGTATTGCTGGCCGTAACAGAAATAATTTCCGAAGTGAGGAACTTAACATGAAGATAGGTGTATCAGTGTCACTCGATGTGACCAAAATCGACAAGTCTCGTATGACTCAAGTAACCAAGAAGGATGGCAGCA